CGAGAGCGTCGCGGAATGCGCGGCGATAGCCCTCGATAAATTGAGTGTTGAAATATCCGGCGCGTTGCGGATCCGACCACGGTTTACCGGGCATCATGAACAGGTCGTTCAATGCGCCGGCGGCAATAACGTCCAGATAGTCATCAGCTAATGCATCAGGCACCTCTGTAACATTCCGACGCGGCTCAATAGCGAACAGGACTGTTACCTTTTCGAATGGGCGCACAAACGCGATGTGGTTCGCAGAAATGACGTTGAAATCAATCCCCGCCACCAGTACAGCTCCCGGTGTATCAGCCTGTCGTAATTGCTCAGAAAGGTCTGCAACACATAGACGCTTAACGCATTTCACCAGTGAGCTTTCGGTCAGTGCATGCGTCGTTCCCGGCATGGCGTTGACCAATGTCAGCTCTTCGCGGCAGAACATTGATTCACGGCAAAAGGCAATTGCCGCCTCAAGCACCGACTGCCGCATCATGATTTCCAGCGGCCCGTTAATGTGGTGCCGGATCGCTGGCAGAAATACGTCAAGCGCTGCCATTACTCGCCGTCTCCGCTAACCTTCTTACCGTTGATTGCATCGCGAACTCGGATGCGGAAATCACCGACTTTCTCTTGCGGATCCTGCTTCAGTTCCAGCTCTTCAGCTTCAACCAAAGTTGCCAATTGCACTGCGGTCAACTTGGCGAGATCAACCTCATCGTTGCCAATTTTCACGACAAAACTGTTTTCTGCTGCCAATGCGGCTAAGCGCTCCTGTTCCAGGAGTTCCGCTACAGCCTGTTCTGCTGCTGTGTCCGCATTTGCTTTCAGCACGCTTTCAAGTCGATCCGCTTTTACGAATACCGTCGGAAAATCGAGCAGGCGGTGCGCAATGGCAGATTCAACATCAACCGGCGTAAGTCGCGGGAATACCAACCGGCTGCCAGTGATTGTGTCGCGCTTCTTGTCTTTAGGGCCGATATAGGCAACTGCGATAGTTTGAGTCATTCGAGTGCTCCAATAAAAAAGGCCCGCATTTAGCGAGCCTCTTGGGGTTACAGGGATTAACGGATCAGTAGCCAGTTGCTACGTACTTAACGTTGACCACCAGGCGGCCGGCAGCGTCACCGCCAGCGACAATTGCAGTAATTTTTTCGCCGCTGGCTACCGTGCTATACGGCACAATCGGTACAACTTTTGCGACCGCTGCCGCATGGCTGCCAGCAGCCACGAGCGTGGTTGCGCCGGACTTAATCGCCACAGTCACACCAGCACCCAACGCATCGCTGACGATATCGATTGAATAGATGCGCATCCCGATCGGCATCTCAAGCAGTTCGACGACATCACCCGCTTTTGCTGCCGACAAAATGATCTGACCTTCAGCGATAGACAGATTGCCTTGCGGCCCTTGATACACTGCGTCTCGCATAGATGGCGCGATAATCGTTGCCATAGTTCTCTTCTCCACAAAAAAGCAGGCCGAAGCCTGCTTGTTGAATTAACGGCCCAGCGTGATCGCAGAGTCCACTACCATGATGCCGTGGTCGTTTACACGCCCGTCTTTCTGCTGGAAACGAATTTTCTTCAAACCGTTAATCCAGCTCACAGAGATTTCAGCGCCATTGCCATGGTCAACTTTCTCTTCGTGATAACCGAAGTGGCCGCCACCCTCACCGGTGCCGTAGGCATTACCCAGCGCCTGGCCGCCAAGCAGCAATGCGCGGTCAATGGTGGTCCCAGCTGTCTTGTTGGAAACGCTGGCCGCGTTGTCATTGTTTGATACAGCGACAGTCGAACCCGTGTTAAAGCGGATCGGCATACCGGAGTATTTGCGAATCAGGATGTTGCGCCACATCGCACACTCACCTTTAAACAACGGATGATCGAAGCCCTTCGAGCGGTTAACAGCTCGCACCATCATCGCCTGCCAATCTTTGCCAGAGGTTGAGGTGTACCAGTCGTTCCACTGACGCGGGGTGACATAGAGAACAAAGTACGGATCTTCGTCCTTCAATTCGTCTTTGGACATTTTGACCGGTTGCAGCGGGTGCGACATTTCATCCAGGAACAACGCGATGTTATCGACGGTACCCAGACTGAACAGATCGGCTGCATCCAATTGCTCGAATGACGTTGCATCGCCTGCATAGAAATGACGGTCATACGTCGGTGGCATCACGTCATTGATCATGATCTTGCCGAACTCGCCATGCCCTGCCAGCGGCAGAATAGTGTCGTCAGCAATGAAGTCACCGCGCGCGCCAGCCAGGTGAACAGTCGCGCACTGATCTTGCAGGTCGTTGAAATAGGTACCCAACAAGACGCGCGCAGTTTTGTTCAGGTTGTGCTTGAAACGCTGCTGTGACATTTTGCCGCCGGCATCAACCAGGTGACGCCCTTGGTTAATCTTCAGCGAGAAGTCGGCGAATCCGAGGTTTTCACCACGGCCGGCCAGCTTTTCATCACCCATGGTTGGGCGCTTGCTCAGCTTATGGACGATCTGCATATCAACTTCATCACCCTTCTGCTTCTGCAGATCGGTAATGCGGACGACAGGTGCAGTAAAGCTGGTCTGCATGGTGCCTTTCTTGTCCGGGTTAACGGCCTTCGGCGCTTCCTGTTGTTCAGTCAGCACGTTCACGAATGAGCGGTTGCGGTTAGCGGCAGTAAACAGCGCGACCTGTTGCAGCTTATTCGCTTGGG